TCAATGACAATAGTAATTACTTTAGGCGACTTAATACTATTGATTTTTATGACAGTCGCAGCAATATATTCCATCCTGTATGCTCTCTGGCTATATGCCGGGGAGCAGAAAAGGAAGAGGAAACGGAAGAAAAGGGTAGAGACTGAAATCTATTACGACGACAGCCAGGACGATGACGGGAAGTGAGGATATATAAATGAGTGAATATTTCATTGAGGTACTAAATAGAGCATCACTAATGATTCCTGCATTTTTATTCGGATTAAGTATTGGAATGCAAATAAAAGGCAGAAAGTGAGGATAAGGAATGACATACGGAAATGGAGAGTTACCCAATGGTGGTTGGATTCCTGTTAGTGAGAGGTTGCCCGAAGATAGAGAATTAGTATTGTTTAGCACAAAGACGGATAGAGTATTTGAGGGTAGATACTTTGATGATAACACAGACCATCAATGGTATGCGTTTCGTGATGAATGTTTTGCATGGAACAATGTTGTCACAGCATGGATGCCATTACCCGAACCATACAAGGCAGAAAGTGAGGAATAAATGCAGTACAACTCAATTAACTATATAGACCGTGATGAAGCAGTAGAAGCTATTCAGAAAAAAGCTAAAAGGATTAAGAATTTAGATACCATAAATGGACTATGTGGAGCAATATCAATTCTTTATGAGCTTCCTGTAAATTATATCAAAGGAAAAGAAGGGCAGTGGCTACACGATGACAGCCGGTGGAAAAACAGATGGATTTGTACAAAGTGTGGCAAATTATTTAAAGAACAGACGAACTTTTGCCCTAACTGTGGAGCGAAGATGTCGGAAAAACCGACAGATTCAGAAAGCGAGGAATAAAAATGACAGCAGAAGCTATTAGAGATTTGTATGAGAAAAATGAAGCATTCAGGGATTATGTAAGGAACTGTATGAAGCATTACGGATGGAGCCTTGAGAAAGCTCTCAGGAACGGGATAGTAAAATCCTATGCTGATTACATCATCGAGACTAAGAAGGGCAAGATATGAAAATATGTGCATTATGTGGGAAAATTGCAGACTGCGAACACCATCTGATATTTGGTATGGGCCTTCGGGAGTTAGCTGATCAGGACGGATTAACGATTCCTTTGTGTAACGAGTGCCACAACACCGGCAGAGACAGGATACATGACAATGTTGCAGCAGAACGGTTAAGCAAGATGCTCGGTCAGGCACTCTGGGAGTCAAAGTACGGAGACAGGGAACAGTTTAGGGAGAGATACGGAAGGAGTTATCTGTGAGTAAGTTTTGGGCTGAACGTACAAGAACAAAATGCCCGTTTTACATCGGGGAGAGGGAAAAATCAATAGTCTGTGAGGGGATAGTCTCGGAAGAGGTTATCAACAGATTCGCAGACTCAAAACAGAAGATGAACTACAAAAAGTATCACTGCTACTGCGAGAATGGAGCAGGGTGCCCGGTGTACGACCAAAAGTATCAGGAATATGAGCTGAAAGGATGGATAAAAGATGAGCGATAGAACATGGTATTTATTCGGAGAGACTTTAAAAGCAGAATTAAAAGATTTGGTAAGGCAACAGCGTTCATGGTATGAAACTGAAAAAGAACTTGCAGAGCAAGGCTTCCATAGTGACGGTCATGAAGACTTTGAAGAAAAAGAAAAATACTGGGAAGCTCATTTGGACGGATATTTGGCTTTCTGTAATGATGCAATAGGTCGCATTGATAAATTATACAAAAAATTAGGGATGGATTAAGGTATGAAATGCTCAATATGTGGTTATGAAATACGCAAAGACAAACTGAAACTACATTGCAAGTACAAGTTGTACCGAAAAGGACCCAGTGATTTGTTTTGGGAAAAGAGACCTGTATGTGAAGACTGCATTACATTACTTGTAGCACATCGGTACAAATGGAAAGAATTTATGAAATACAGAGAAACGATGGAAGGATGGAAAAACTGATAGGCGAAAGTCTATCTTTTTTCCGTTTTTCCCCAAAGAGCAAGACAACACATTAAATGATATACGAAAATTGATACCAGGAGAGTGATTATGGCAAAGAAAAGGCCATCATGGGACGACATTAAAAGCGAATATATAACCACAGAGATATCATACCGAAAGCTCTGCGATAAATACAAATTAAGCTATAACGCTGTTACCAAAAGAGCAATAAAGGAAAAATGGTTTGAAGCCAAGAAACAAAATAGTATCAAAGTGGTATCGGAGACGGTGGATAAATTCAATAATCAGGCTTCTGACGAGAGAGCCAAGAAGCTATTTTCCATCGCAGAGTCTGCTGACAAGATGGCAGACACTATTCATCGGGTTATGGACGACACGGATCAGTTTTTCCGTCGCACTAACCTGGCAGGAGAAGATATAGTCTCAAAGAAGGCAGATACAAAAGCTATGAAGGAACTTGCTTCAGCCATGAAGGACTTAACATCAGTGCTCAGGAACGTATACAACATACCTACTGAAGCAGAGAGTATATCCCTTCAGATAGCAAGGGAACGGCTTGAGATAGAGAAGAGGAACTCAGAGAGAGAAGAGGACGGTATCACAACGGGTATCGTACTTATTCCACAGGTAATGGATGATGACGAAGAATAATGTCATATGGAAGCCACAACCTAAACAGATGGAATTTATGATGAGACCTGAGTACGAAGCTCTATACGGTGGCGCAGCAGGTGGGGGCAAGTCTGATGCATTACTTGCAGAGGCTATGCGACAAGTAGGTGTAAAGAACTACCGAGGCATTATCTTCCGAGATACAGTGCCACAGCTTGAAGGACTTATCTCACGATCTCATGAGATATACCCCTATGCATACAAGGGAGCCACATACAACGATAACAAGAAGGTATGGCGATTCCCTTCGGGAGCAAAGATATTCTTCGGATATATGCAAAGGGAAGATGATAAGTATAACTATCAGGGTAAAGCATACGACTTTATAGGCTTTGACGAGCTTACGCACTTTACCTATACGCAATATATGTATCTGTTATCCCGTAACAGACCTATGGGCCCAGGTACAAGGGTATATGTCAGATGTACTGCTAACCCTGACGGAAAAGGTTTGGGATGGGTAAAGGACAGATTCATTACACCGGCACCACCACTTACACCGATTAAAGATGACTACAACGTGGTATCCCCTGACGGTAAAGTGATAACTCTCAGCAAGAAAAGGATATTCGTACCTTCTACGGTATTTGACAACCAGGAACTGCTGAAAAACGATCCTAACTACCTTGCTACACTTGCAGCATTGCCCGAAGCAGAGAGAAATGCCCTTCTGTACGGATCATGGGATTCATTCACGGGTCAGGTATTTACTGAGTGGAAGAACGACCCTGAACACTACGACGACCACAAGTTTACGCACGTGATTAATCCCTTCCTCATTCCTGGCCATTGGAAGATATACCGGGGGTACGACTTTGGTTATGCAAAACCCTTCTCAGTCGGATGGTATGCAGTGGATGAGATAGGCAAGATATATCGCATAAAGGAATACTACGGATGTACGGGACAACCTAACACGGGAGTCTGCTACGATCCTATGAAACAAGCAGCAGAGATTAAGAGGATAGAGTCTGAAGACCCCTTGCTTAAGGGTAGGACGATAACGGGTATAGCAGACCCTGCTATCTTCGATGAGTCAAGGGGAGAGTCTATCGCAAGGATGATGGAAAGAAGCCCGAACTTTATTTATTTTCAACCGGGAGACCACAAGAGAATCCCCGGCAAGATGCAATTTCACTACAGATTTGCATTCGATAAAGACGGAGACTGTATGTTTCAGGTATTCAATACCTGCAAGAACTTTATACGAACTATTCCGAACTTAGTCTATTCCTCAAAACATTTCGAGGATATAGATACAGACATGGAAGATCATATTTACGATGAGTGCAGATATGTACTGATGGAGCACCCGATAGCACCGAGACAGAATGTGCTTGATAAGAGAAGAGTTATATCACAGCCACTTGATATTAAAGCTTCCGATACGACAGAACTGAAGCCGAGAAAACTTATAGTATACAAAGGAGAATGAAATGGCACAGACTAAATCTATTACACCTCTCGAAGAAACTGAGAGACAGGTACCTGACATGCCCGTCTCTCAGGATATTTCGCCTGAAAACATGGAGATGCTTAATCGTATAGAGCAGATTCACAACATGGAAGATGAACGGGATGAGCTCAATGCTCATAATCCTGATCATGCTCAGTACGGAGTATCTGAAGGAATGACTCAGATAATCGGCAAAGAAGAGGTCCATAAGGCAAATGAAATCCTTCAAAAATACAAGGAAGGCAAGGCAAACCTTGAGAGAAGGATTATCGACAACGAACAGTGGTGGAAAATGCGACACTGGGAGCAGATAAACAAAAGGGACAACCTTTTCAGTGATGCAGCAGAGAGAAGAGTCAAGAAGCCTTCAAGTGCATGGCTTCAGAACTCTTTAACTAATAAACACGCAGATATCATGGATAACTACCCGGAGCCTTCGGTGTTACCGAGAGCCCGTGATGATGAAGAGACTGCAAAGGCCCTGACAGAAATCATTCCTGTGGTTTTGGAACAGAACAACTTTGAAGAGACCTACTCAGATGCTGCATGGTACAAACTGAAGACAGGTACGGGAGCATATGGTGTCTTCTGGAACTCTCAGAAATATAACGGTATGGGAGATATCGATATCAAGAAGGTTGACCTTCTCAATATGTTCTGGGAGCCCGGTATCACGGATATTCAGGACTCAGAGAATGTATTCTTTGTATCCATCATCAGCAACAAGAAGCTTAAGCAGGCTTATCCCGATGCAGACCTAACAGTATCGAACAGCCCGACTATAGATGTAGCAAAGTATATCTATGACGACTCAGTAGACACTACAGACATGAGTGCAGTAGTTGACTGGTATTACAAGGTTGATTTACCCGTGGAGCCTATGCCTGGTGTACAGAGCACGAAAACAATAGTGCATTACTGCAAGTATTGTAACGGTACAGTGCTTTATGCTTCTGAGAATGACGAGCAGTATCGTGAGAGAGGATATTATGATCACGGCTTATATCCGTTTGTATTTGACACACTCTTCCCCGAAGAAGGTACCCCGTGTGGATATGGTTTCATAGATATCATGAAGAGTGCTCAGGAATACATAGACCGTATGGAAGATGCGATGCTTGAGAATACTCTGATATCGTCAAGGACCCGATTCTTTATGAGAGAAGACGGTGGTATCAATGAAGAAGAGTTTAGAGATACGGAAAACAACCTGATACACGTAGCAGGTAATCTGGGAGAGGACTCTATCAGACAGTTTAATGTATCGCCTTTGAGCTCAGTATACATGAATATGCTTGATAACAAGATAAACGAGCTTAAGGAAACGTCAGGAAACAGAGATGTAAACCAGGGAAGCACATCATCAGGTGTAACGGCTGCTTCTGCTATCGCAGCTCTTCAGGAAGCAGGTAGCAAGGGCAGCAGAGATATGAACAAATCATCATACAGGGCATTTACTCTTATCTGTAATCAGATAATCGAGCTTATGCGACAGTTTTACACAGAGCCCCGTATGTTCAGAATAACCGGTACAAGTGGTCAGCAGAACGAGTATGCGACCTTTGATAACTCAGGACTTGCACCACAGCCACAGGGCAGTGACTTCGGTATCGGACTCGGAGAGAGGATGCCTATATTCGATGTAAATGTAGTACCTCAGAAGAAGAGCGCATTTACGAAGATGTCAGAGAACGAACTTGCTATTCAATTCTACAACCTGGGATTCTTTGCACCGAACAATGCAGACCAGTCATTAGCATGTCTTGACATGATGATGTTTGACGGTAAAGACAAGATAACCGACAGAATCAAGCAGAATCAGACAATGTTTGAGACTATTCAGATGCTGCAACAGCAGGTAGTACAGTTAGCAGCCATAGTTGATGCACAGAACGGTACAAACATGGCTGCACAGATGATGGGAGCAGCGCAGGGCACCGATGCGATGATAAACAATGTAAACGCAAATGAGAAGGCTGTAGGCATAGATCAGGGATCACGTGGCAGTCAGGCAGAGAAGGCCACAGTAAATGCTCAGAACGTAGCACAGCCTAAATAGGAGAGATGTATGACAGAGATAGAAGCATTATTTGATAACAATGAATTCTATCTAACCATTAAAGGTCATGCAGATTATGCAGAATACGGCAAGGATATTGTATGCAGCTCAGTCAGTATCCTTGCTTTTTCTTTGCAGAAATACCTGGCAGACCATGAAGATGAGTTAGAGAGACTATGCATAGACGGAGACGACGGAGTGATGGTGTTTTCCTGCAAGATAGATGACTACCATGAGCACGATTTAAGACAGGGAATTATGGCTATAGTCGGTGGATTTGATATTTTATCGAAAAATTATGAAAAAAATGTTCATTTTTCCCCAAAGGGCAATATTTTTGATAAATCGTTTACATAAAATGAGCTTATAAGAGGGCAAAAAAGCCCTGACACTTCGGAAAGGACGATGGTTTATGGATTTATTAAAGTTTAACCTTCAGTTTTTTGGAGAAGGTGGTGGAGACGGTGGCGCAGCCGTAGCCGGTGCTGACTCTTTTGGTGGAGAAGCTGAAGCAACATCAGTAGGGGAGATCGATGCCCCAAAGAAGACAGGTCGCAAATCTAACCCACTCGCTAATGTTAGATATGGAAAGCAGTCACAGGACGACAATGTGACAGACTCTCAGGGTAAAACCCCTGAAACGATGGTAACCACTAAATCATCAGAACAGAAGGCCACAGATTTTGAGAATCTGATAAAGGGTGAGTACAAATCAGAGTTTGATGCCCGTGTACAGAACATTATTAACAAAAGGTTTGGAAAGGTCCAGCAGACAGAGGAACAGATGAAGAGCCTTCAACCGGTGCTTGATATGTTATCTCAGAAATATGGAGTAGACAAAGGAGACTTTGACAGTCTCTCAAAGGCTATCCAGGATGATGATGCATATTACGAGGATGAAGCCTTACAGAAAGGCTTATCAGTAAAGCAGCTTAAAGAGATGAAGAAGCTTGAACGTGAGAATGAGAACTTGCGTAAAGCACAGGAAGAAGCAAAGGCCAGAAGAGACGGAGAGCAAATCTTCGCTAAATGGATGCAGCAGACAGATGAATTCAATGCAAAGTACGGCATGAATATCGACTTCAGAACTGAATCCATGAATCCTGACTTTGTAGCGATCCTCAAGAACGGAAGCTCAGTAGAAGCTGCTTATCGTGCAGTCCACTTTGATGAAATGATGGGTGGAGCAATGTTCAAAACAGCTCAGGCCGTAACAGAAAAGATGGCTAATAACCTTCAGGCTAAGGCTTCAAGACCTGTAGAGAACGGAATTTCCTCAAGAGCAACGGCTACAGTAAAGACAGATGTCAATTCTCTGACCCGAAAGGACAGAGAGGAAATTGAAAGAAGAGTCGCAAGAGGAGAACGAATTAGTTTCTAATCCTCTTGCCATATAAGAGGAAAGGAAAAGATATGGACGCATTAAAGTTTAACCTTCAGTGGTTTGGTACAAACAAGACTACGGATTCAGGTCTGTCCGATGAAATGAAGACCTACTACGAGAAGAGGCTCATTGATCTTGCAGAGCCTAAGCTCGTACATAATCAGTTTGGAGATAAGTACCCTATTCCCCGTAACGGTGGTAAGACTATCGAATTCAGAAAGTTTGCACCACTCGCAAAGGCAATGACACCTATCTCCGAAGGTGTAACACCTACAGGTAACCAGCTCAATGTATCTGCTATCACAGCAGAAATCTCTCAGTACGGTGATTATATTGAGACATCAGATATCCTTGATCTTACTGCTATCGATAACGTAATCGTGCAGTCAACAAAGATTCTGGGCTCTCAGGCAGGCCGTACACTTGATTCAGTTACAAGAGATGTACTTGCAGGTGGAACAAACGTAATCTATGCCGGTGGCAGAGCTTCAAGAGCTGCACTTACTTCAGCAGATACTCTTGTACCTGACCTTTTCAACCAGGCAGCTACAGTGCTTGCAGCACAGAACGCAGATGAAATCGATGACTCATATGTAGCTATCATCCATCCTTATGCAAAGTATGATCTTATCTCATCTTCTGCATGGATCGATGTACATAAGTATGCAGACCCTACAGCTATCTATGACGGAGAAATCGGCAAGCTCGGTAACATCCGTTTCGTAGAGTCTACAGAGGCAAAGATTTGGAAGGATTCTACTTGCCCTACAGATGGCAGTGGTAACCCTCTCGCAGTATTCAGCACACTCGTACTCGGTGCACATGCTTACGGTGTAACAGAGCTTGAGGGTGGTGGACTTGAGCACATTGTAAAGGCTCTTGGATCAGGTGGAACAACAGATCCTCTTAACCAGAGAGCAACAGTAGGTTGGAAGGCAACAGCAGTAGCAGAGAGACTTGTTGAGCAGTACATGGTACGTATTGAATCACTCTCAGCATATTCTGCAACAGCTTCAGCTAACTAATAAGCAAAGGTAATGGGGTAGTCAGTCGGCTACCCCTTATGCAGAAAGGAATTAAATATGGCAGAGAAGAAAACCACTACAGAGAAGCCCGTTGATGACGGAAGAACAGCACTTGCTAATCCTTACAACGAGGAAATGGTAACTATCAAGCTCTTCAAAGGTCAGGGAAGATACGCAGAGGATGTATTTGTATCAAGAAACGGATATGCATACATCATTAAGAGAGGCGAAGAGGTTAAGGTACCTAAGGGTATCGCAGAGATCCTTGAGAACATGGAAGAGATGGATAACCTTGCTGCAAAGAGAAAAGAGGAAGCAGCAAAGGCAGCCAAAAAGTTTTAATCAATTAGTGGGAGAACAAAACAGCTCTCCCACTTTTTTCTATAAAGGTATGAAACATGACACTAAATGAAGCAATAGCAAAAATCGACAGCTTAAAACCTAATCAGTACACGTTTGCTGAGAAGGTGGCATGGATATCCGATGTAGACGGAAGGATATACCGGGATTTAATCACAAAGCATGAGAATCCTGAAGAAAAGACCTGGGACGGTCCGTATGATGAAGACTCATCGAGTGCTCTTGTGCTTCTGGCCTATGAGCCCTACACGGACTTATACATCTATTACATGATGGCAATGATAGACCAGTATAACGGGGAATACACAAGATACAGCAATGATATGGAGCAGTTTAACAACTCTTATCAGGCTTTTGCAGATGATTACATAAGAAATAATAAATCAGTCATGGAACATAAATTCCGACTGTAGGAGATATATATGAAGCTCGGAAAGGCAACACCGACAAATCAGAATACCAGTGTGATATCTGAATTCAAGGGATACAACCACAACTATAGGATCGCTGACGGAGAATTCTATGAGATGAAGAATATGTCAGCAGAGTTTTACCCTTTGATGTCGAACAGAGCAAGAAGGGGATTTATCAAGACCTTAACAAATTGTCAGGGTATATCTGCTTCAGACAAGCTGTACTGGGTAGATAATGGCAAGTTTTACTATGACTCTCATGAGATATGCGATGTATCGGCTACAGACAAGCAGTTTGTGGAGATGGGAGCATATATCTGTATATTCCCTGACAAAATCGCATACAACACGTATGAGGACGAGGTTATAGACCTTGAGCATGAGAATGTATCAGAGGTTAATCCGTCGCTTACTTTATGCAAGATGGACGGAACAGTGTACACAAACGACGACTTGTATGTAGGAGATACTGAGCCCGTAGACAGGACAAAGACCTGGCTTGATACATCATCAGAGCCACCTGTACTTAAGTTTTACTCAGAGAATACATCTCAGTGGGTAGCGATAGCGACTACATATGTCAAGATTTACTCTCCGGGGATAGGGGAAGACTTTAAGGAAGACGATGCAGTCACAATATCGGGATGTGATGTGGAAGACTTTAACACCACAATGATAGTACAGGCCTGCTCAGATGATTATATCGTCGTAATCGGCTTACTCGATGTAGGTACGATGATAAACAGTCAGCAGATGACATTTAAAAGGGCAGTGCCTGATATGGATTATGTCTGCGAGCTTAACAACAGACTATGGGGATGCTCTTCTGCTAATCATGAGATATACGGAAGCAAACAGGGTGATCCTACAAACTGGAACTACTATGGGGGCCTTGCTTCCGATAGTTATGCTGCAACAGTAGGAACATTCGGAGATTTTACGGGATGCATAGGATACAGAGGATACGTGCTCTTCTTTAAGGAAACGGGAGTGCACAGACTGTACGGCACAATGCCTTCTAACTTTTCTATGTCATGGACGGAACTCAGGGGAGTGCAGAAGGGCTCAGAGAAGAGCCTTGTAAACCTTAATGAGACTCTGTTCTACAAGGCAGAAGAGGGAGTCATGGTGTACGAGGGCTCAATGCCCGTGAATATCTCAGAATATTTCGGCAAAGAGAAATACTATGATGCAGTAGCAGGGCAGGTAAACGAAAAGTATTACGTATCTATGCGTAACAAGGACTATGAGTGGAGTCTGTTCTGCTTTGATACAAACAAGAAGCTCTGGCACAAGGAAGACGAAAAGCAGATATACGGCTTCGGATTCTATTCAGGCAAGTGCTACATGGTAGACAACGAACAGAAGATGTGGTGCTTCCCTATAGAGAGCATGATATCTTACCTGTTCCCCGATATGACGGATGCAGAAGGGGAGTATTACTATCCCGATGAGCCTACACCAGAAGGGGACTACTACTATCCGGGATACATGGTAGAAGGCTTCTATGAAGACGATGTTGAGTGGTTTGTAGAGACGGGAGATATGGGACTTGAGAATCCTTTTAACAAGTATGTAGTACGTCTTGTCATTCGGATGATGCTTGATGAAGGCACAAACATAGCAATACAGATACAGTACGACTCAAACGGTGTGTGGGATGACCTATTCAACATGATCAATGACTATAAGCGCAGTATCAACATTCCCTTAAGGGTAAACAGATGTGACCATTTCAGATTACGGATATCCGGCAAGGGCGATGCAAAGATATATTCAATAACTCAGGCGACTGAGACAGGGAGCGAACTATGATGGACTATGAATTTCCTGACAGGCCCAGGAATTTTGAGGATGTGTACCAATTCCTGACAAGGACCGTTCAGAAGATGAATGAAAACAACAACATTCTGAGAAATGAGAATGAAAAGCTTAAGGAAAGGATAAAAGAGCTGGAAGGAGAGAAGACATGGCAGTAGCAAGGAACTTACAGGAAGAAGCTGTTAAAAATGCCGGACAGGGTACGTATGTATCCGATGCACAGAGACAGGCACAGGCAAAAGTGCAGAGCTATGGGGATAACCCGTATGCAGTATTTCAGGAGTCTGCAAAGACTAAGAATGCGTACAACCAACTGCAAAATACTTTAAACAACAGACCTGAAGACTATACGAGTAATTATACGGATACTATCAACAACCTGCTTGATCAGATAGTAAACCGTAAAGAGTTTTCGTATGACTTTAATGCAGACCCTCTGTATCAGGCATATAAGAATCAGTACACTACAGCCGGTAAACAGGCTATGAAGGACACTGTAGCGCAGACATCAGCCATGACGGGTGGATACGGTAACTCTTATTCAACTACAGCAGGTAGTCAGGCATACCAGGGATATCTTCAGCAGCTTAACGACAGAATCCCCGAAATATATGCACAGGCCCTGAATAAATATCAGATGGAAGGCGAAGAGCTCAGGAATAAGTTTAATGTAGTAGGTCAGCAGGAAGACCGTGAGTACGGCAAGTGGACTGACAAAATGGATTTCTGGGACAGAGACAGAACATTCGGACTGAATCAGTACAACAATTTTTGGGATCAGGACATGAGAGAGCAGGCATTCAACTCTGATAACTGGAAGGACTCAAGAGACTATGATTACGGCAGGTACCGTGACATAGTAGGCGACGACAGATATTCCTATGAGAATTCATACAAAGCCCTTAAGGATGCTCAGGACTTTGATTATCAGCAGGCAAGAGATGCAGTCGGCGACCAGAGATGGCTTGATGAGTTTGCTTATCAACAGGCAAGAGACAAGGTAAAGGATGATCAGTGGGCTATGGAGTTTGCATTGCAGCAGGCAAAGGCAGCAGCTTCAGGTGGAAGAGGTGGAAGCTCTGGCAAGTCTTCAGGAAACACATCTGGAAATACTTACAAGGCAGGTAAATCAGGTAGTGGTGGAGCAAGAAGAGATGCAGAAATGCAGAACTCAGATGCATACAGGTATGCAGAGTCTTTACTTAATAATCCTGGCAATGGTGGTGCGACAAGTGCTGCAAACTTTGTGGGATCATTACTCGCAAGGGGAAGCATGACACTTGATGAAGCCGGTAGGATGATGGATTTACTCGGTATAAATGTAGATGACATCGACTGGGACAGCAACAACACATACTTAAAGTATTTCGACAAGAATATGTACAGATAGGAGATAGATAATGGGCTTCTTGAATGATTACAATAACAGAAGAAATAAACGTAAAGATGAAGAAGAGGAGAGACAGAGGGATTCTGTCTCTTCTTTTGGAAAAAGAGCAGGAAGAGAAGAGAAAACAGGCTCTTCTTTTATGAGTCAGCTTGGAAATGTATCGAAAGATGTATTCAGAACAGAAACACCTTCCACAAATCCGTATGACATAGCTTTAGAGACTGCAAGGAACTCTGCACAGCCTGAGACAAATACGGGATTTATGGAGAGACCTTCGGTATTTGAGCCTACGGGATATTCAGATGATGAACTTAATACCATAGAGCAGAACTTACTTAAGCAGAGAAACAACACAACAATGAGTGGTGCGCCTGATTTCAGTAATCTCGGTGCCGGTATCGGAGAAAATAACAACAAAGAGTTTGATGCTACATCATTCAACAGCTATGTAAATAATGTATCAAATAGAAATAAGACATACGATAATCCACTTGATAACTACGGTGTAGATAAGAATGTAGTAGACCTTACTCAGTTTGATCCCGATAAATTTAAAAATGATATGGAAGACCTTGCAAACAAGGAAACTGACACAGGGAATAACTGGTGGGATACTATCAAAAATATAGATGAAGGCCTTAAGGATGTAAGAGAGAAGAAAGATATAAACTACTACAACTCTCTTGCTGATGCAGATGATTTTGCAGAAATGAGTCAGTATCAGAAGGTTAACAAGCCTTTAGGTAATTATTCAGATGCAGAGTGGACTTCTTATGCCCTTAATGAGATTAGAGGAGACCAGGCAGATATAAATATAATGAGAGATTTAGGGGAGTATAAGTATGCCACAGCAGACGAAGTGGATACATTTAACTATCTCTATAATACTCAGGGTGCAGATGCTGCAATGGATTTTTACAAAAGACTTAATCTGTCAGGCAGAATGACTGAGACTGCTACAGATTATGCAGCACAGGCAGCAGAAGCTCATCCTGTAATTGCGTCAGCAGAATCATTTGTGGCAAGCCCGATAAAGGGTATCGGATATATTGGAAGTGCGCTTGATGTACTTAGTGGAAAAGGACTTGATCCTAACGCATGGTATAACCTTCCTTCAAATATACAAAACTCAATAAGAAGCCAGGTATCAAATGACATTATTAAAAATGCAGACAATGAATTTATGGGAAAAGTAGGCTCATTCATGTATCAGACAGGTATGAGCATGGGCGATTTCCTCATGAATCTCGGTACAGGTAATCAGGAACTGTCACTTGGTATCATGGGAGCCGGTGCAGCAAGTGACTCGGTAATTGAAGCAAAGAAAAGAGGATTATCGGATGCTCAGGCCTTTGCAACAGGTACCATAGCAGGACTTGCTGAAATAGTATCCGAGAGAGTATCTATAGAGTCACTCTTTAACAGCAATGCTCAGGGAGTAAAGTATATCCTTCAGAACTTTATTGCAGAAGGTGCAGAAGAGGTTGAGTCAGACCTTATCAATGATGTAGCTGATCTCATTATCAATGGAGATAAAGCACAGATGAAGCAGGCTTATCAGCAGTACCTGGATGAAGGACTCTCAGAGTCTGAAGCTTTCGGAAGAATGATAGGAGACCAGGCTATTCAGTATGGTACAGATTTCCTCGGTGGTGCTATATCAGGTGGAATAATGGGATCTGTAGGTGCAGTAGGTCAGTATGTAAACCAGAGAAATATAGGAAATACAATGCTCAGTGATGAGCAGAGCCTTAATCAGATAGTAAACCTGGGAGCACAGAGTGAAAACGAGGAAACAAGAGCACTTGCACAGCAGGTATTTGATGGTAATGCAAAGAAGAATATAATCGGAGAACTTGTACAAAGGGTATCTTCAGAAAACAACCTGTATGGAAAAATTATAGATAATCTTCGTGAGAGTGGAGAGACTCAGGGCATGGCAGAAGCAGAGGCCGATGCCATAATGAATCATATATCCGGCGCAGAACTCACAGGTCAGGATCAGGAATACCTTAACAAAGAAAACGTACAGAATGCCCTTAATGATGTATTCGGTGGTACGTATGATACAGCATACGCAAAGAGTGAAACAGCAAACGATGCCTACAGTCGTGCACTTGAGATGGCAAGACAGCAGAGAGCAGAAAAGATGGCCCCGGTAACCAATGCCATTAACAATGTGCGTAATATCTTCGGAAACAAAAAGTCAGGAGCACAGAATAACACTGAGACTGAAAATAATGCTCAGGTATCGGAAGAAAATACTCAGAAGGCAGAAGAAACTGAGACACAGGAAGCAGTTAAGAGTATGCCTTTAAGTGAGAGAGCAAAGATAGGAGCAGAATATTCTAAATTTAGAACAGAGGTAAAACCCGTACAGGCTACACTTAACGATGTTAAAACAGTCGAGGTAACCCCTGACGGCTTATCTGTGACACTTAACGACGGTCAGAAGGTAAATCCCCATCAGATAACAGATTATGGCACAAGTAGGCTGTTAGAGATAGCAGGTAATACCTTTGGAGATACTCAGGGAGCCCAGGATTTTATTAAGGCATACAACAAAAATGTAAATATGCCTGTTTTTGTGAACGCTGCATTTAAGATGATCAATGCCGGTAGAAACGGTACAGATATAAATACGGCAGTAGAAAACGTACAGAATGATGCAAGCTTTAATACAAACGGATCAGGAATATCCGTAGGCTTCCTTAATGATATGTATGCTTATGGAGTCAGGGAGCAGAAGGGTATATCTGCAAAGATGAACTCAAAGACACAGAGAGCAGTAACGGACCTTGTGGCAAAGGGACTCGGTATAGAAGGTCTTATCAAAGAAGGTGGCATTAAGGAACAGGGAAGCTATAACCCTGAGACAAATGAGATAACCTTCGGAGAGGATACAAACCAGAGCCGTATTGAAACCCTTGCACATGAGACAACTCATGTAATGAAGGAACATGCAAGGGATACCTATAACGAGCTTGAGAAGGTTGTATTGGACTCATTCAAAGAAAATGGTACGTATCAGAAATTCTATGATCATGTAAAGGAACTTTACGGTGAGGAAGCTTCAAAAGAACTCATCCATGAGGAAATGATAGCAAGAGCAATGCAGGAAATGCTCTTCAATGAGAATGTTATCAATGAGCTTTGCAAGGAACAGCCTTCACTTGCAAAGAGGATTCTTGCTGCCATCAGAAAAGCAATAGAAGAATTAAGGGCTGTATTCCATGGAAAAATAGGAACAGCAGAATCCCATCAGCTCTCTCAGGACATCGAAGCCCTTGAGAAAGCAGAGAAACTGTATGCAAAGGGACTCAAGGAAGCTGCTGCAAGTATTAAAGCTAATGAGAATATCAAAGCAGAAAAAGATTCTGAATCAGATATTAAATACTCTATAGGAAAAACTACCGATGGTAAATTGGTTGCTATCGTTGATAAAGATATACTTGCAGGAGTATCAAGAAATAAATGGGAAGGAGAGGTTACTAAAGAACTAAAAAAGATAAAAGGCATAAAAGTACCTAACGATATAATTAAAGTTAGTGCAAAAGATCGTGGTAAATATGTTCACTCAAAATACAATGATTTATTAAAGAAAAAATATCTTAATAGCAGATATTACGATAAACTTGCTTTTGCTCCCTATATAGGAGATATAGTGGCTGCTTCTACAGATTATGTAGGAGAAAAATCAAAGCATCAAAATTATAAAGAATTTGCAAGAGGAAATGTTTTATTACAGATAGGCAGTAATCAGTATAAAGCTGAGGTAGTTATAGGTATCGATAGCAATAAAGAGATGCATTTTTATGATGTTGTCAATTTAGACCCGACAACATTTAAAATAAATAAAGGTAGTATCAATAAGGCCAATAATCTTGTCCTTAGTCACAATGGTACTACCTCTACAAATAGTGTATCAAATGTGGCAACAAAAAGCAATGGAACATCGAAGAATTCTTTAAAAGATATGAGTGATACTCAGCTTGAGACAGACTATAACCAGGCCCTTAAAGATGAAAATATGGACCTGGCTGCACAGATAGTTGAGCAGTATGCAAATAATAAGGGATATACTGAGAGACTTTATCACGGTACACAGAGCTTTGGATTTACAAAACTTGATGTATCAATGAGTGATGATAGCATGTCATTCTTTGCAACAGATAATCCTACTATTGCTTCGTCTTATTCGGGAACAGACGGTAAGAGAGGTGTATCAGAGAGCAGGGAAATCACTGAAGACAATATTGCAGATGAACTGCGTAAGACTGGAAGATTTAAAAATATTGAGGAATTTAAGAAGGGAGACGAAAAGGCAAGATACGATTATCTTGAAAAGTGTTTTAAGAGTATTAATAATTATGTAAAATCCCATGAAAACATGATGTGGGAAAGAAAAATGATGAACGAGTACAGGGATTTTGCAAATGAACTTGTTGAAGCGATGTTATTCAAGAATGTTGATGCAAGAGAATTGCAGAAGAAACTTGCGCCTTTTAGAGAAGCACAATTTGTTATATCTGATTATGCTAATGCACTTTATGATGCGTTGCTTCTTATGAGAGAAAGCAATTTAAACAAACATGCTTTTATTCTCGATAAGACAATATTAAAAACAGCAGAGCAGGTTAAAAAAGATTACCTTCCAGAAGAAAACTGGGGCAATTATGAATTATTTGCTAATACAAATAACATGCTCAAAATTGATGGAAAAGGTGCTAACTGGCATGCAATAAGGGTTGAAAAAAATTTAGATTCTTATTCTCCTAAAGTTTTGTTGGATATGCTCAAGAAGACAGGATACTATGAAAATGTTTCATATTCAGAGGGAACAGAAATGTTTAACCTGGATGGACGAGACAGGGATATAGATTTTGTTGAAAGAGTCCTAAATGTAGCAGACTGGCAACAGCCTACATATGAAACACTAAACACAAGAGAAATTGCAAAAAGGGCAAAAGAGAAAGGTTATGATGGAGTAATCATTCTTAATATCCATGATGATGGGGGAAGGAATAATAACTATAATCATTATAACGAAAAAGGAAATATCTTTATCTTCTTTAATCCTCAGGAGCAAGTTAAGTCTGCTGACACTGTAACATACGATGATGAAGGTAAGGTTATTCCTTTATCTGAAAGATTCGAGAAGAATAACGACGATATCCGTTTCTCAATGAAGGAGCCGGTAGAGGTTACAAGGGACCTTATTGCTGTACATAACCTATATGAAGAGAATCTCACTAAGGCTATTGAGATGGGGGGATTCCCTATGCCTTCAATAGCTATAGTTAAATCTGATATGGGCCATGATAAGTTTGGTAGAATTTCTGTAGTATTCAATAGAGATACTATCGATCCTAAGGTATCAAAGGATAACAAAGTTTATTCAGGAGATGCATACACACCGACATTCCCCAGAATCGGCTATAAAGTTGATTCAAAGGTTGCAAGAAATATTGAAAAACATATCGAAGAGTTGGTCGGAGACAAGATAAATGACTTCGGATATCTGGGATTAGATTCTGATAACCTGACAGATTATCTTGAAAGAAATAACGGAGATGCAGCAGAAGCATATTACAATAAGGATGCATTAAAGTATGCGTTTACAAAGGATAAAGGAATAGATATTGATGTTCCTATGAAAGAACGGAATTTATCCCTTGATTTTACAAACGATGAAATTAAGTATATCGCTTTAATGTATACACCAGATTCTGCATTAAGAGCATTCCAGAACGCAAGAGATACGTATGAAGAGTATAGCAAGAACGGATATCTTGACTTGATTATTGAAAAAATCAATTCCTTTGAGAAGAAATATCTGGGAAAATTATATGAAAATCATCGTACAAAAGAACTCAGCTTCTCTAAATTTGACCAGCTTCTCAATAGTATAAATAAATACTATAGAGATGGCATAAAAGAAGAGGTAGACCGACTTGCATTCAACAATAAAATCAATGAAGTGATAAATCAGAACAATGCTGAATATAAGCAGTGGCTGAGAGAACTGTTTGATGGAGTTGTTGAAAAGAAGGGAATAAGAAATCAGAAGGATACATTTACAAATTCTGGAAGCAGAAGGAAATGGGAAAGCCTTCATGATGAATACAACCTTCAGAATATTGTCAAAGCTATGAAAGCAGAGCCTGAGGTCGGTCAGAGCTTTGGTGGATTCAGTATTTTCGGTAGCACAAACAGAAACTTTAACTCTATTGAGGATATTCATTCAGAAGAGAACAGGCTGCAAAACATAAAAGATGATGAATACAGCAAGATGAAAGATGATATCCTCATGGATCTGTATGATGTAGCAAAAAGGCTGATTCCTTCTCCGGGTTATGATTACACATCTATAGCAAGTGATATCGCTGAAGCTGCTGCAAAGAGAAAAACAAGGAGTGGTATAAAATCATTCCTGTCTGAGTGGTACAAGGTAACTGAAGATGATATGAATAATATAATGAATATCATCGACAGGGCGAGAATGCTTCCGACAGGATACTTTGAAGCGAAGCCGAGAAGAGTTGTAGGCATAGATGAAATAGCCTATGTCGTTATACCGAAAAACTCAAATCAGAATTTTATAGACCTGCTTAATAAAAACAACATTCCTTACGAGGAATACAAGGCCGGAGATAATGAAGACCGTCTTGAAAAGCTTAACAGTCATGATGAGGTTAAATTTTCTTTAAAGGATAATAACGGAAGACTGTTATCTGAAGGACAGATAGAGTATTTCAAGGATAGCAAGGTAAGAGACGAACAGGGAAGGCTTATTGAACTGTATCATGGTACAGGTGCAGAGTTTACCATATTCGACTTGAATGAAGCCCGTGACACTGAGGATATCGAAGCATTTTTCTTTAGTGGTAACAAGGAAGAAGCAGAAGGATATGGAAATATAAGAAAATTCTATCTTAACCTTAAGAATCCGGCTGATTATGATACGGCTTATGATATCTTCTTTAGCTTTAAGAGACAGGCAGGAGCAGGAGCAAAGACAAGGGAAGAACTTATCAAGAGAGGTTATGACGGTGTAATCGCTTATGATGAGGACTCACCTGAGTATACAGAGTACCTTGCATTCTATCCCGAACAGATTAAGCTCACAAGCAACCTTAACCCTACAGAGAATGAAGATATCAGATATTCTCTTCAGGACGACTGGGACTTTGACTGGGAAGCTGCAATGGCTGAGAGCGAAGAAGAAAAGATCGCAGAAGGCATGGTAGCACAGAACAATGTGAATATCCTGGAAGATGGCTTCAGAGCACTTAAGGATATTAAGGATGCAGGCAAAGTCAATATCTCACATAACAAGGCCGTACAGATAGCAAAGAGATACACTGAGAAATACGACAGTGCGACGGGTGCAGAAAGCCTTGCTACAAGCATTGAGGCAGTATTTGCTTATATCAGAGAGCACGATGTCAGCTATGACGATATGCTCAGAGTAATGCGTGATGTTACTCTTCCTGTAGTAGAGAACATTAAGGCAGACGAACAGTTTACGGAAGAGTACAGAGACTTTGTAAAATCCCTTAAGGGAACAAGCATAAGCCTTAACGAGTCTCAGAAGAAAGAGGTCGCATATGCATACGGATCTATGGCTAACTTTAGAAAAGCTGTAGCCGGTAGATTCAACATTAAGGAAGACGGAGTGAATATCGACTCACTGTGGCCTGAGATAGTAGAGCAGTCAGGCTATAGACTTGATGAGGAAGAGAACAGCAACTCTCAGCCCATCGCACTGCTTGAGCTCTTAGATCAGATGAAGAGTGACAAGGGCACTGTTAACCGTGGAATGAGCGATAATCAGTTAGCACTCGATATGGCCCTTAACATTTACACTGACTGCTTCAAAGAAATGAGCATGAATGCTGCGCACGTAAATGAGATGGAAGTCTCAAGGAGACTTGCCAAGACTAAAGAGATATTAACTGATTCTGTTAAAAAGTACGAAGATGCAGTTGATAAGATGTACAAGCAGATGTTAGCTGATACGAAGGCAAGGGCTCAGGCAGAGATAGACAGGCTTCAGCAGGAACTTAAAGAGCTTAACAGTATCGAAGCCCATGAAAGAAGCGTAGACGTTGATAAACGAATAGTACAGCTTAAGAGACAGAAAGCAAGACTTGAACAGCAGATAGAGGAAGGTAAGATAAACCGTCAGACTGCTCGTCAGAAAGCAAGGGAAAACCGTGAGAACTCAAGGATGAGAAATGCTATAAAGAGCATAGTAAAGGATTTATCTTCACGACTTGCTAATCCTAACAAGAATCGGTATGTACCTGAAGATTTAGTACAGGCTACCATCGATATGCTTGAGAGTATCAACCTTGATACAAAGGAAGGCAACTTAATCAAGGAAAAGGTACAGAAAGTCAAGGATGCATATGAGAGACTCGGCAAGTCAACCAACGAGAGCGATGCTTCCGACGACTATGATCCTGCACTTTACAACATGATTACCCGTCTCAAAGAGATATTTGATAAGGGCAAGAGTGTACGGAGACTCTCACAGAGCGAACTTGAGGATGTACTGACTATCGCAAAGGCTATTCAGACTCAGGTAAAGAATGCTAATGAGCTGATTAAGTCAGAAATAGCACAGAAGATAGACGAGACAGCCAGGGGAGTTATCGAGGATGTCAGGGCAAATAAAGAAATCGGAAACGGATGGCTGGAAGACCTTGCTAACAGAGGAGTAAATACTGTACTTGATCCTCGAAGATTTTTAAATAGACTTGTCGGATATAACGAAGATTCTAAGATGATGCAGCTCTTTGATGAACTCAATGAAGGTCAGCATAAGATGATGCAGATTCAGATGGAGACTTCTGAGATCTTCAATGGCATACTTGAGAATGAAACAGAAGCAAGGAAACTTACAGGGGAAAATGAGGAAGACTGGGTAGAAACACCGTTTAAGGATAAAAAAGGAAATCCCCTTAAGATTCCGGCAGGTATGAGACTCTCACTTGCTATGCACATGCTTAATGAGGACAACTTAAGGCACATCATATATGGTGGACTTACAGTGCCTGATATGAAACTGTATAACCAGGGAAGAAAAGCAGAAGCATACAAAAAGGCTCAGGCTGAAATCAGGTTAATAGATGATAATACAAGGCTGAAACTCTATGAAATGAGAGATAAAGCCAACGAACTGAATGATGAAAAGTATACTAACCAGGAGAGAGAAGATGCGTGGGCTAAATACAGGGATACTGTAAAGAAAGCAGAGGATCAGGCAAAAGCAAAGCTTCAGTCTATAGTAGACGGTATGACGGATTATGAGAGGCAATTCCTTGAATATGCAAAAGAGTATTTCTGGAACTATTCAGGAAAGCAAATCAATGAAACGTCAATGGCTCTTAACGGTTACATGAAAGCTACAGTTGAGAATTATTTCCCGATAGCTACAGATACGAACTATTCAAAGAGAGATATCGAAGGACTGAAGCTTGACCAGACTCTTGAAGGATGGGGAAACCTTAAATCGAGAGTACATGCTAAGAATCCTATATTCCTTGAAAACATTGTAGATGTTATTTCAAAACATAGCGATATGATGTCAAAGTATGCAGGATTTGCTATTCCGATAAGGAACTTTAACAAGGTTTATAATTATAACCTTAGAGATAATGGGTCCTATAAAGATTCTGTTAAGAATGCAATAAACTCTCAGAGAGGAGTAGCTGCAACAGAGTATATTGAAAACTTACTCACGGATCTTCAGGGAAGCCGAAAAGGATTTACGGGTAAAATAGGAGAAGGCCTTGAAAAACTTCGTGGTAACTTTGCTGCTGCAACACTTACAGCTAACCTGGGTGTAGCAATTAAACAGGCTGCTTCTATATATACAGCAGCAGATGTACTCGGACACGATGCTATAGCTCATGTTACAGCCGGAACAAATGCAGCAAAACATTTCTGGGGATCATTTACACATGTACATAAGCTTGATGATTATATTGTTGAGCAGATGGAAGAGATTAAGAAATACTCTCCTCTTGTATGGTACAGAAACCAGGGCAACTCAACTCAGGAACTGAAGGACCTTAAAAACAGGAAAACCGAACTTGATAAATTCGCTCCCACAAGATTTGTAAAAGATTTGACGGGTAACTGGATTCAGAATATTGATACAGCTACAGTCACAACATTATGGGAAGCTGCAAAGTACAGAATATCAAAGGACACAAACCTTGAGTACGGAAGCGAAGAATATTTCAAAGAGGTTGCAAAGATATTTAATAAGGCTGTAGAACAGACTCAGCCGAACTACACAACATTGCAGAGACCTGATATACTCCGTAATCCTAACGAGTTAGTCAGAAACGTGATAATGTTTGCAACTCAGCCCCTTCAGAACTTAGGTATATGCGTTGATTCTACTGCTAATTATTTGGCAAAGTATGAAGCCTATAAAAATAATCAGACAGAAGAGAACAAGGCAAAGCTTGATATTGCAGGAAAACGACTTGCAAGGTCATTGTCAGCAGTGGCTGTATCAATGTTAGTATTCTCTTTAATGCAGATGGTTGCAAAAGGAATCAGGCATAAGTGGGATGACTACAGAGATGAAAATGGAGAATTCACATTCGAGTCTGTATTAAGTCAGATAATGAGAGACTTCGGATCCTCAGCCTTCGGTATGGTACCTTTAGGATCAGAAATATACGATGCACTTGCAGCAAAGCTGACAGGTGGCAAATATTACGGATTTGAAGTATCTACTATTAAGATGGTTACAGATTTTCTTGAAAGTGCCGGAAATTTGTTTGATGCAACAACTGACTTTATGTTTAAAGGAGAGACTGAAAAACTCGGAAAGAGCACAAAGAACTTTATATTTAATACAGCAAGTATGGCAGGAATACCTGTTAAGAATCTGTATAATCTTGGAAATGGAATTGTTCTCTTTGGTCAGGATTTTAAAAAGCTGATAAACGGAGAGCCCTGGTTTTTCGAGTCGGGCTACACAAGAAGCAACAAGGTTAACCAGAACAGACTGTATGAAGCAATGGTATCCGGGGATGAAGAAAAGTTTGACGATGTTTACGCAGAAATGCTTCGGAACGGTGCTACACCTGACAAGATTTATGGTGGCGACGGTAGTGCAGGACTCATGGTTAAGGAAGACCTACTTGCAGGTAAGTATGATGTAGAACAGGCTATTGATTATCTTGAAAAGCTCGGTATGGACGAAGACAGTGCAACGGAGAAGGCTTATGGATTCCTTACATCAGACATTGGAGACATGAGCGCATATGATCAGGTAGAATACCTTGAAGGCTTCGGAGTAAGTGAGGAAGATGCTTATGAAGAGTTATCGTCAAAGCTAACCACAGAGCTTAAGACTCAGGTAACGGAAGGCTCAATAAGTGTTGACAAGGCCATGAGTGAACTTGAAAACATGGGCTATACTGAAGGCGATGCATACATTAAGGTTATGAAATGGGCTTCTGGTTATTCAAACTCTGATTATGCCGGTGCGATATACGGTATAGAAAATCGAGATACCGAAGAGATTATCAGAGCTGTGAACATGCTCAAAGAGAGTGGAAAGTCAACGGAAACGCTTCAGAAACACGGATTTGACGACCAGTTTAAAGAGCAGTACATCGACCTGTACCACACCAACAAGACCGAAGCTGCTTCCTTAAAGAGTGCGATCCTGACATATTATCAGGCATGTGGCATGAGCAGAGAAGATGCTGCAAAGAAAGTAGACAAGTGGGTAGAATAAAAAAATATTCATTTTTCCCCAAAGGGCAATACTTATGTGTTGCCCTTTTTGTATTGTATAGGAAAAGGAGCGATTTATGACTAACGATGTTATAGAGCATATTACTCTGGAATTAAAGAGAGAAAAATATAAACATACGATATCTGCGAAGAAAAATGATACTAACGTGAGAAGGGTACAGGCCATCATCACGGATAACGGAGCTATAGTAGAGCTTGATTTGGTGGCAATGGCAGTAGTAAAGGCCATTAAGCCTGACGGTACCAGGATATATAACGACTGTGCGATAAGTGGTAACACCATTTGGTTTACCATGACACAGCAGATGTTAGCTGCGCCCGGAGATGTGACATGTGAAATAGAAATCACATGGGCCGATATGACAGTGGTAACTACACCGACATTTACTGTTCATGTATATGACACACTTAATACAGGAGTAGAGTCTACAAACGAGTATAACGGTATTATTCAGGCACTTGCCAGGGCAGAGAGCGCAGAAACAACTGCGACAAACAAAGCAGGAGAAGCAACAAGTAGTGCTACGGCTTCAGAAAATAGCGCACTTGTATCTGAAGGATACGCAACAGGCACTCAGGACGGTGTACCCGTAGGCTCAGGAACTTATTATCACAACAACGCAAAGTATTACAGTGAACAAGCAGAAGCTTCAGCAACAGAGGTTAGGAGCTATGCTTATTCAAAATCTGAGATAGATGATTTGCTCGGTGCGATGGATACAGAGATAGACGGTAAGCAGGATGCGTTAACAGCAGGAACTAATATAACGATAGATGAGAACAATGAAATTTCCTCAGAGACAACAGGGACTCTTGACGGAGAAAGACTAATTTTAATTTAGGAGATTTTACATGGCAGATGTATCACAGTTAACAGTAAGCATAAGTGGAGTAAGCACAACACTTAACATTAAGGATGCCGAAGCAAGAAGACTTATCGAAGCTCTGGGAGATGCGATGACTTGGCTGGGTGTAACTACTACAGCTTTGACAGATGGCTCTACTACAAACCCTATAACAATTAATTCGGAGTCAGTAACAGCAACTCAGGGTAACGTAGTACAGTACGACGGAGAAGAATTCGCATGGGATGGAAGCGAATGGCAGTCTCTCGGTAAAAACAATTTCGGTGCGTTAGCATTCAAGTCAAGCGCAAGTGGAAGCTATACCCCTACAGGAAGCGTAACAGTCACTCACGGATCAGATACTACAGCTACAGTAAATTCAATTATAGCAGTAGGTACTCTCCCTTCATTTAGTTTGTCAGGCGAGACACTTATATTTAATGCAGGTACCCTTCCTACAAAGGGCTCAAACCAGACAGTAGTAACAGCAAGTGGTGTAGATACAGCTTCCTTCTCAGGAAACGCAGCAACTATTACGGTATCTTAAGAGGTAGATATGGCAGATATAAGCGCAATTACAGTAGGTAGTGATACATACAATATAAAAGATGCTACAGCCAGGTCAGGACTTGCAGGTAAACAGGATACGTTAACAGCCGGTACGGGTATAAGTATTTCGGATAATGTTATCAGTGCTACGGGTGGTGGTGGCAATGATACATGGTCATCGGCAGTGTCAAAAGCTGTAGGCTCTACATCGGTAACGATAAGCGATTCTGCGATATCCACAACATCAGCTATTGATATTTATTGTCAGAATACAAGTGGCACACCGATAAGCCTTAGTACAGTGGTAGCAACTACGGGCCAGGTAGTAGTAAGTTTTGATGCATTAACCGAAGCAACAAGTTTCAAAGCACATATATTTAATTAGAAAGGGAAAATATGGCAGCTTCAAAAGATTATAACAGAGTTAACTGGGCAGCATTTCCTTCTCTGTCTACTCCGTTAACAGCAAATAATTTGAATAAGATGGATGAAGGTATAGACAATCTCGATAATAGAGTAGTCGGACTCTTAAATCGTATGGATACAGCAGAGACTAATATATCAAGTCAGGGTAGCTCGATAACATCTCTTAGTAATGCTGTAAACGGTTTGAAAGTTTACACAGACCCTGTGTCATGTGCGATAGGCGATGAGACATGTACTATCGAAGATGAAGCAATACTGACGACATCCATCATCGATGTATACTCGGAGAATTCAAGTGGTACACCGATTAATGTAGAAAGCGTAGTAGTAACGACAGGACAGGCAGTATTAAGCTTTGATGCACTTGAAGAGGCAACAAGTTTTATGCTGCATGTGATTAATTTATAAGGAGATTAAAGATGGCATATATACAGTGTAAAAGTGGTGGAGCAGAAACACCTACTCTCTTATGGGAAAATCCAAGCCCGAATAGTGACTTTGCACCACAAACAATAAGTATTAATTTAACAGATTATGAATGGATTTTAATTAGTATTAAAAATCAAAAAGTCTCACCCCAATATGTGACTACTTGTGCCGTTCCTAAAATAACAGATGACCAAGTAATAGGAGGTCCATCGGGACAAACAGGTTCTAATTATGCGTATTCAAGAATTATAAAAATGAACAATAATGGGATTACTTTCCAAATTTCGAGGTCTAATTATGCTGGAGCAAGTGGAAATACGACGGTGATTCCAATAAAAATATATGGATTAAAAAAAGCATTAATATAGTCTTGTTCATCATAATGGCTTTTCAATGAAACCGAAAAATTTTTCATTTCGGGCTTCCCTGAAGAGCCATTATTTTTGTGCTTAAAAAAGGTATCGTAGAGATAGAAAGGAGATAAGACATGGTTAATCCTATGAACATGAATTCAATGAATGTAAATCCTATGATACTCCCTCATCAGCAGGTTATACAGATAAATGGTAAGACCGGGGCAAACGGAATACAACTCGCTCCGAACTCAAGTGTATTAGCTATGGATTCGACTGCTCCGATAGTATGGTTATTTGTATCCGACGGAGTAGGCAGAGTAAATGCGACTCCGTGGGATATCAGCCCACATAAAGAGGAAGAGCCCACAACGGTTTTTGAGAATAGGTTATCGAAGATAGAAGAAGCTATACAGAGAATGGAAGGTAAACTGAATGAATCCAATGCTACAGAATCTAAGTAATAACAAAATCACTCAGGCGATATCCAAGATTAAGAGCCTGGGAAATCCTCAGATGATGATACAGTCAATGCCACAGTATAGGCAAGTCATGGATTATGTGAATGCAAACGGTGGCGATCCTAAAGAAGCATTTTATAAGAAGGCAAGTGAGATGGGTATTAACCCTGACGATATTATTAATCAGCTTAAGTAATGCGCAATACTTATAAATTTTTATGAAAGGAGAACGCTTATGGATACAGGAATAACACCAGTAATGAACATGGGTGGCGACTGTTTAGGTGGTGCCGGTGGCTTTTGGATCTTCGCTTTACTTATCCTCGCAATGATGGGTGGTAACGGATTCGGTGGCTTTGGTGCTAACGGAAACAGTAACGCAATTCAGGCAGATGTAAACAGAGGATTCGATAATCAGAATCTTCAGGCACAGACAAGAGATATTCTCTCTGCCGTTAACAGTGGTACAGCACAGACAGTAGCTGCAACAAATCAGACCTTCCATGACACATTGGCTGCAATGCAGGGCCTTTACAATGAGACATCAAGAGACATCGCAGCTCTTCAGGTAAGTCAGGCTAACGCAATTGCAAATCAGAATGAGTGTTGCTGTTCAACAAAGATGCTGATTCAGCAGACAGCAGCAGACAATGCCCTTCTTATGTCACAGATGGAAGCAAGGATCAATGCAAAGATGGATGCAAACAAGATAGAAGAGCTTCAACAGCAGATTAGTCAGCTTCAGTTAGCTCAGGCGACAAGTGGTATGCTCAAATTCCCTAACTCTTGGAGTTATGGTGCAGGACCATTTCCACCTATCTTTAATGGATGCAACGTATAAATGAGTATATTCAGTATACCAGAGGGGCTTAGTCCCCTCTTTTTAAGAAAGGAGAAATTATGATTAATGCATATTCAGTAAATCAGACAGTTGATGCAGGTGGCTTCGTAAATTGGGACAACGTGAAAGTAGTAAAAGGATGTACAGCAGTGCTTGTGGCACCGGCTACGATTAACCTTAACGCAAAGGGTGTGTACCAGGTTGAGTGTAGTGGTTATGGCGCAGCAGGTGTAAGTATTCAGCTTTATCAGAACGGTTTACCCCTTCCTGAGACATTAAGAGAAGGACCTACACCGGCATTTACGACACTTGTTCAGGTGGCTAATAACAATACTCAGTGTTGCTGTACAGCGCCTACAACATTGCAGGTAGGTTGTGATGCCGAGTCAGTGTTTGATTCTATCAATATAACCGTAACGAAAATAGTATAGGTAACGCTTATGGAAATATCAGAAATATTTAGCGAATTATCTGCTCACATGGTTAAGGGAATAATGGTACATAGTCAGATGGCTGATTACTACAGATTTCTTGGTCTGACATCATATGCTGACTGTCATGAAAAGAGATTTAAGAAGGAAAGTCAGGAATGGAGAAAGCTATGTAAGTATTACATAAAGCACTATGACAGGCTGATAGAAGAGACTCGTATAGATAACCCTAACATTATCCCGTCGGAGTGGTACAAGGTTAAGCGATGGGACGTTGATACTAATACTATGCGCAAAGCTGTAGAAAAAGGCCTTGATATGTGGGTGCTCTGGGAGACGGGAGCTAAGAAACTTTATTCCGATACCTATAGAAGACTCATGGATATGGGAGAGGTAGCAACAGCTTCCTTCATTGATAAGATATTGTGTGAGACAGATGACGAACTCGCAATGGCCAAGAGCTATGTGCAGAAAAAGAGGATGGTTAACTATGATGCAAGTCACATAGTTGAAGAAAACAATGTAAAAGAAATAAATGTTTAAAATTCCCCAAAGGGCAAGTATTTACTCTTGCCCTTTATTTAATATAAAGGTAACTACAGAAAAGGAGACAATGTTATGACGGAGACAATAATCGTAGCCGGAATTTCATTATTTGGCACTCTTGCCGGTACCTTCGGTGGCATTCTTACAAGCAATAAGCTGACAGGGTACAGGATAGAGCAACTTGAAAAGAAGGTTGAGAAACATAACAACCTTGTTGAGAGAGTATTTCGTCTGGAAGATCAGGACAGAATACTTGAAGAGAAAATCAATACTGAAAAGGCAAGAATAGATTTAATGGAGAAAGGAGCATGAATATGAGTGAGAAAACATACGATACGCTAAAATGGATAGCGCAGATATTCCTTCCAGCTTTCACAACATTTCTTGGTGTAGTGCTTAAGTGCTTTAACGTACCACATACAGATATCATTATCACAATTCTTGTGGCTTTTGATACTTTCCTGGGTACACTACTCGGAATTTCAAGTGCTAAATATTATAAGGGAGAATAGACATGGCATACAGCAACTCATCACTGGCTACAGTAGTAATTAAGAGTCCCAACTATTCAAAGGGCAGAGAATGTATTAACCGTATAACGATACACCACATGGCAGGTAACTTGTCTGTAGAAAGATGTGGTCAGGTATTCGCAAACAAGAACAGACAGGCTTCTTCAAACTATGGTATAGGTACCGACGGAAGAATCGGACTCTATGTAGATGAAGCAAACAGATCCTGGTGCTCATCAAATGCAAAAAACGACAGGATGGCTGTTACCATAGAGGTAGCAAACACTACTGCCGGTGTAACAAACAAGACATGGGACATCTCAAAGAAGGCTTATGATTCACTGATAGCTCTTTGCGTAGATATCTGTAAGAGAAACGGATTCAAGAGTGTAATGAGCATAGATTCACTTGAGAAGGGTACCATAAAGCAGAAGACAGAGACTGCTAACAATTACAAGGCTCCATCGGGAGTGCTTGTACTCACGCAGCACAACTATTTCAATTCAACGGCTTGTCCGGGACCATATATTAAGAACAGATGGAATAATATTGTAGCAGACATTAACAAGGCCCTGGGTGGTGCTACACCGACACCACAGCCTACACCAACACCAACACCGACACCTTCAGGAAAGTACATATATAAGGGTGTGGATTATAAGTGGGTATTTAATCCTACATACTATGCAGACAAGTACCCTGACCTTAAGGCTGCATTCGGGTACGATGGTGCAAAGCTCTTTAATCATTTCACTACATACGGCATGAAAGAGAAGAGACAGGCTATAGCAACATTCAATGTGGAAGCCTATGCAAACAATAACCCCGACCTTAGAACGGCATTCGGTATGAACTGGCCTGCCTACTATGAGCACTACTGTAGGTACGGACATAACGAAGGTAGAAAAGCAGTGTGAGCTGTTTGTCTATAGACCCCCTTTTATACTTTTAAAAAGTCCCCTTGGAGAAATCTGAGGGGATTCTCCTTTGTAAGATATTTGTAATAAAAGGGGTGATTTTGTAACATCTTATTAAGATTCGTGTGCAATTTCGTGTGCAATTTTTTCGAAAATGTGTGCATTTTAGGGGAAAAATTCTTCCGTTTGGTGTAAAAATAAAAACGCCGAAAGCCCTTGTTTATTGGGACTTTCGAGCATTTATAAAGGTTTGTGAAAACTGCCGGCTGCGGGACTTGAACTAATACGTGCAAGTCTCAAAGCCTTTATTTATAAGGGTTTTGCAAAATTTCGTGTGCAGTCCGTGTGCAAAATTTTTTCAAGGGGAAATTGTTTGTAATATTTTTGTAGCAATTTCAGACTGTTTTTTCTCGTCTTCAAGGATCCGTTGATGACGATAAACCTTCTTCATAACGTGAGATGTACTCCATCCACCGAGAGCCATGATATCTTCTTCGGAGTATCCTGCCTGAAATAATTCAGTGCAGAAAAAGTGTCTCAGCAGATGAAAACGAAAACGTGGTACACCTGCTTTGTCCTGGAACTGATTCAGGTACACTAATATTTTATCAGGATATGTATTAAGTATGTATCCTTGTTCTCTAATCTTGGCGATGATGTCAGGAGATACAGCGACTCTGCGAAGGGAAGCATCTGTTTTTCCGATATCTTTAGTCACAAGGCCATTGGGTCCTACTACTTTCACTTTGTTAATATCAATGTATGTATCATAGATATCGTCCATCGTAAGCCCTGCGATTTCAGATTTGCGTAAACCATAGCAACCGAGAACGATGGGTAAATAATACGGTGTTCCTTTTGCCTGTTCTAAAACCCGGCGCACGTCTTCAGGGGAAGGGATGTAATCATCAGGCTTTTTCTTTTTTGGTAAGGTTACAGACAAATTGTTTTTTGGCAGAAACTTGTTAAGAACTGCCATTATAAATCCGTTATAGTTACGCACCGTTTTCGGTGTATGGTTAGCAGAAATGTTATTGATAAGACTCTGAAGCGTGACATCGGTAATCTTGTTGATGGGAGTCTTCTTAAAATCTTCGGGTAATGCCCTTAAAATAGCTTCGTAGGAGCGTATAGTAGACGGAGAGAGGACGTTAGTATTAATAGCTATATATTTTAGCGCACACGAATTAAAAGAGTCTCTATCGGGCTCATACGTCTCAGAATAAATCTTTGCATTGATCTCTTTCTGAGTAGGGCGATGGTCAAAAGTAAAGGACCTTCGTACACCGTCTATGCACTTTTGCACTCTGTAATTGCCAGAGGGTAGTTTTTCAACCTTCATGCATCTTCTCCATGAATAATTTCAACAATTCATCGTATCTCTTGTCTTTATCCTGAACAGCACTTAATAATAAATCCATGCGCTGATCCTTATATGAAACCTGTTCCTTAAGAAAATCTATGCTTCTTTGGAACTGTTCTCTTTCTTTGTCAAGCTTCTCATGGTATTTTAATTTCTCTTTATCAAGCTGGGCCCTGAGAAGCTCTATCTGTCTCTCAAGCTCTTCGATGCGCTGTATCTTATACTTAAGCATTGTTTTCATGGCCTGAGTATCGATAGAGTCATCATCTTCGATGGTTTCAATATCGAGTAAGGCCTTTGCGATAGGTCGTAAGGTTTCGTCATATCGAAAAGATAAATCTTCGCTGCCTTCAGAGAATACCCTGGAAAGAGTAGACTTAGCCAGGTAGTCCCCGTTTTTCTCCATTAAGTCTAAAATGTCAGAGTAAGAGAGACCTTTTTCTTCTCGCACCTCTTTGAGTCTTATAATGATATCTTTAGTGTTCGTCATGTGTTTTCTCCTATTCGATTAATGGAACAAGGTCAAAATGTAAAACTACTCAAATGGTAGGTTAATTGCTAAACTTTAGTAAAGGGGGTGGTTATATGAGTCAAAATGAATTTATCGAGCTATTCCTTCAGGCCTCTGAAGAGATACAGGCTCAGATAATTGAGCTTCTCGGAGAGGATGAATGTACGACTACTCAAAACTAAAAGGTAAAATAATCGAGCTGTACGGTACTCAGGGAGTATTTGCGCACATGATAGGAAGGTCACAAGCCTATGTGTCAGGTGTACTAAACGGTAGGTCATACCTTGAGCAGAGAGATATAGATATCTGGGCTAAGGCATTGAAGATACCGGGAAGGGAACTGTACAGCTATTTCTTTACGAGAATTTAAGCATGTTTGCTTTTAATCTCACTTATGGCAGCACCTATTTTAGCTCTTTCACTAAGTGGAAGCCCTTCTAAATCAATTTCAATTACATCGTCTTCCAGGGGATTATTTAGAACACGGTCCTCTGGTATTTTTTCAAGAAGCCCTTTTATATCACTCAATGAAAAATTCGATATATCAACTCTTCCCATTAAGTCAGTGTTCGTTGTGGAAGGTTTTAAAGTGGTAGCTGGTGCAATATTTGTTTCATTCGGGATAGCTTTGTTTTGTTTTTTTTCTGAAACATTCTTTCTCAATGCATTAATTAAAGCATCAATAATACAAATTATTCTTATTAAACCGGCTATAATAAAAACTATTACATAAGCAACGATAAAACCTTTTTTATAGTGTGCAAGTACAATGTTTAATCCCCATATCCATAATCCCCAGAAAGTAATATCTCCGACAATAGGAATCATATATAAGAATTTGTATATTGCTGTGAATATTCCGATTACAATAGCAAAAATAATAAAAGATTCAAAATACTCATTACATATAACTATAACCGGCGCATATGTAAAGAAACCCGATACAATTACCCATAATAAAAGCATAGTAAAACCCCCCTTACTCTATTGTTTTTAATAATGCATCTATAGCAGCTCTAATCTCAGGCGAAGCAGACTCATATTTCTTATATAATTTTGCGAACTTAATTGCTTTACTTGGGTGCGCATACATTTCCTGAATCATTTCATCTCTGGAAGCTCTTTCCTCTATATGCAATGTAGCTTCTTCTTTAAGAGAGTGTGCATGTATATGGAAGGCTGGGTCATCGTCAGGAACACTATCGTCTTTATTAGTGTGTTCTTCTAATAGATCAGTGTACTTTATCTTGAAATAGTCAGCTAATTGTTGAACTACTCCCATACGAGGAAGCGACAAGGCTTGAAGCCAATTATTAAGAGACTGAGGGGTAATACCACATTCTTTAGCAATTTCTTTTTGACTCTTATTTGTTTTATCTATGTAATACCTGAGATTACGAGAAAAAACTATTTTTCTTTCTTCATCACTTATAGAAGCCATTTGTACCACCTCATTTCTTTAATTTAATTTGTTCCTGTTAACACTATTATACATCATAATAAAAGAAAATTGTATAAGAAAATAAAAAAATTGTATTTTTTATGTTGACAATACAAGATAATTGTATTAATATAACACCATAAGGACAAAAACTAAGAAAGGAGAACAGCGAATTGAGTATAAAGATATCATTAGAGTCGGCCAGAGTTAATGCTAAATTGACTCAGAAAGAAGCAGCAGAGAAGCTTGGAGTAACACAGCAGACCATTTATACATGGGAAAAAGAGCCTAACAAAATTCCGATAGGGAAGGCATACAAATTAGCTGTAACATATGGGCTTCCACTTGATGCCATTGATTTTTTATGCAATTAAAATCCAAACTAATTGGATTTAGAAAGGAAGGGTTTATGACAGAGCAACAGTTTTCACTGCTATTGCAAGGCAACATGGTCAGGTATGAAAGAACACTTAAAAACCTATGCCAGTGTATCGGTGTCACGGATAGAACACTAAGCAACTACATTAAATATCCTGACACAATGCGAGTAAGTGATCTAAAGAGATTAACGGGCTTACTCAAAATCAGAACAGAAGACTTAATCGATTATTTAGAAGGAAAGGAGTATTGAATGAAAGAGTTATCGCTTACAGTATTTGCATGTGTGATGTTCATAAATATCATGTTATTCCTCTTCGGATATTACGTTTCATGGGATGTTGTAGAGTATGCCGGACTCACAGGAGCAATATCATCTGTAATCGTTAAATTGTTTTCAGACTTTGAAAATGAAAATAACCGAGATGCTGGAACACCCCGGTTATAAGAAGGTTTTAATTATTATCCCTTAATTAAAAAACCACACTTTTATGTTAACAGAAAGGAATGAAAAATGGAAGAACTTTTAAGTAAAAATCCTGAATTCAATAAATTATATTTTGAAATTTGCAACAAGCTTGAAGAAATCAGAGTGGCTTCAAAGAGACATGATTTCGATAGACTGACAATAACAATATCAACAAGAGAAGATGTAACACCGGGAGATTATTTTATCCTTCTCTCAGCTTCAAAGGAACATTACAACGGTTATACATCATGGTATGCAGACATAACCGGCAAGAGCGAATCGGAAGCAACATTATCTTTCTCAGAGATGGATTACAAGTATCAGAAGGGAGTAGAAAAGCATGAATTCACTATTTGAGTTAACAAATGAATATATGGTCCTTTTAGAAATGGCCTGTGATCCTGAGGTAGACGAGCAGATATTAGCAGACACACTTGAAGGACTTGAAGGCGAACTTGAATACAAGGCCGAGAATTATGCAAAAGTCATGGCAGACATGGACACAGAAGCCGAAGGACTTGATAAGCAGATTAAGAGATTACAGGAGCGCAAGAACGCACTCAAGTCTCACAAGGAAACAATGAAGAAGAGCCTTGAAAACATGATGAGAGTAACAGGCAAGACTAAATTCAAGACAGAGTTATTCAGCTTCGGAATACAGAAGAATCCTGCTTCATTACAGTTAGCTGAAAACATTGATTTTGACAATATACCACCACAGTTTATTAAGTTTGCAGATCCTGAGATAAATAAGACTGCTGTAAAGGAAGCAATTAAGAATGGAGCAGAATTCTCATGGGCGCATATGGAGCAGACAGAAGGATTAAGAATTAGATAAGGAGAGAGCCTATGTCAGTATTTGAAACACTTAACAATATAAACGTAAACGGACACACAGAAAAGAAAAACGGACTTACTTATCTTCCTTGGGCTTGGGCCTGGTCAGAGGTTAAGAAAGCATTTCCTAACGCAAACTACACCATATATGAAAATCCTCAAGGTTGGAACTATTTCACAGATGGTAAGACATGCTGGGTAAAGGTAGGAGTCACGATAGAAGAACTTGAGCACATTGAATATCTGCCTGTTATGGACTTTAAGAACAAGTCAATTAAGACAGACGATGTAACAAGCTTTGATGTTAACAAGGCTATACAGAGAGCACTTGCAAAGGCATGTGCAAGACATGGACTTGGACTTTACATATACGCAGGAGAGGATCTTCCAGAAGAAGAAGCAAAGAATCCTGAAAAAATAGCACCTTACAATGAAAAGGTAGAAGAAGCAGAACTCAGAGCTAAAATCCTTAAGTTTGTTAATACCAAGAAGATGAAAAAAGAGGTCATTGATAAAACTTGCAAGAGATTTGGAGTAGAAAATCTTAATGAGTTATCAATTAAAGACTGTAGAGACCTTATAGCCGGTTGGCATGGAGCAGACCTGAAGGAAAAGACAATAAAGTATGTTGAAGAAAACAAGAACGATGAAGAAAAAGAGGTACTGCTTAAAAACTATACAGTAAAAGCTTTTAAAGATATGTCATTACAGCAGATTAACCACTTATATAAACAGCTTCAGAACGAAGGTGTAGAAATCGTAGCAGACATTTAAGAAGGGAGATAAAAGATATGAATCAGTGGAACGGCACAGGGAGACTTGTTAAAGATCCTGAAATCAGATACGCAAACGGACAGAACGGACAGTTATGTATAGCTTCATTTAATCTGGCTGTAGACAGAAGATTTAAGAAGGAAGGCGAAGCTACAGCAGACTTTATAAGCTGTAAGGCCTTCGGAAAGACAGCAGAGTTTATACAGAAATATTTCCATAAAGGAATGAAGATGGGAGTCTCAGGAAGGATTCAGACAGGATCATATGAGAAAGATGGTCAGAAGAGATACACAACAGACATCATCATCGAAGAGGTTGAATTCCTTGAGAAGAAGGAAAGCAATAATCCGGCACCTAACAGTAATCCAGCACCTGATAGCTTTATGAATATTCCAGAAGATATAAGTAGCGAGATTCCGTTTATTTAACTGAGGATAAAGCATGAGAGCACAGTTTCACGATGTATCAAAAACCCTGCAAGGAGATACGGTTATTTCCTTCAGGGTCCCGGACATCGACCTTGAGAAAATTGAAAAGCTGAAAGATAAGCCACTTGATCTTGAGATAAAGAAGCACAGTGAAAAGAGAAGCCTTAATGCTAATGCATACCATTGGAAATTGTGCTCGATGATAGCTTCAAAACTCGGAACAGATAAAGACACTATCCATGAGTGGTTGATTAGAGATACAAACTACTTTTCTATTATCGACTGCAGGGAAGAAGCTGTAGACATGATAAAGAGCAGATTTAGATATGTAGATGAAATCGAGAGTTATGTCATAGAGACAGACGAAGGATATTCCTGGTACAAACAGTTAAGGATTTACAAGGGAAGCAGTGAGTACAACACAAAAGAGATGAGTGAACTTGTAGAAAAAACAGTTGAAGACGCAAAGAGCCTGGGTATCGAAACCTGGAGCGATGAAGAATTGGCATATACATTATCAATGTGGGAAGGAGATAGATATGAAGGATATACGAAGAATAGATAAAGTAGTCAGACACGTACTTACGACAGTACCTGAGACACGAAACAGTGACGATATGTTGTGGGTTAAGGTAATCAAAGTAATGAGCCCGGATGCAGCAAACCTTCCGTTTCAGGATGTAATGTGCAGAAGAAAAGAACTCGGAGTACCTTGCTTTGAGTCAGTAAGAAGAACAAGACAGAAGCTTCAGAGTGAATACAAGGAACTCAGAGCATGTGAACAGGTAACAGAAGGCAGATACGAAGCATTCAAAGAGGTTTTGGATTATGTTACGCAGTAAGTACGGAGCCCACAAGGTAAAAACCGAAGAAGGCACCTTTGACAGCAAGAAGGAATACAGACGATGGCTTGAGCTGAAGCACCAGGAAGAAATCGGATTCATAAAGGACCTTGAGAGACAGGTTAAGTATGAACTGATACCTTCTCAGAAGGGCACAGAACGGAACGAGAGGCCGTGTGTATATAAAGCCGATTTTGTATACCGACGGGGAGCAAAAACCATTGTAGAGGATGCCAAAGGGCTACGGACACCGGAGTACGTGATCAAGAGAAAGCTCATGAAGAGAGTATACGACATAGAGATTATAGAGGTTTAAAGATGAAAGAAAGCTTCATTTTTTACAAAAGTTGGGGAGAAACAATTAAAGAGCTTCCTGAGGAATATAAATGCAAGGTTGTTGATGCACTTATTGAATATGCATTTGAAGGAAAGCAAATTGATGATCTTGAGCAGCTTGTTAAAGCAATAGTAAAGCCGATGTGTTCTGAAATCGACAAGAATACGGAGAAATATAACAAAAAAGTAGAAAACTTAAAAAACAACTCTCGAAACCGTACCGAAATCGACACGAAATCGAAACGAAATCGGAACGAAATCGAGGGGGATAATGTTAATGATAATGTAAATGTAAATGTTAATGATAATAAGAATGTTAATGATTTAAAAGAGACTCCTACGGAGTCTGTATCTAAGAAAAAAACAAGCAAAAAAGAATCCCCGGTGTATTTCCCTGATGATGCAGCACTTGATGATAATTTCAAAGAGTTTATTAAGATGCGTAAACAGATTAAGGCTCCTATGACTGATAGAGCTGTAAGTATGGCCATGAAGAAGCTTAAGGAATTATCTGGTGGAGATAGTACCAGGGCATTAAGGATTCTTGAAAACAGTATAAGAAATTCCTGGAAGGATTTATATCCACTCAAAGAGTCGCCACCTGATGTGAAAAAAGATCTGTCAACACAGACCTATGACTTTGAAAAACTTGAACAGCAGTTATTAGCAAGAAAAAGGATTTAAACACAGTGATCACAGAACTGGAGAAAAGATTTATGGAGTATTTAAAACGTGGGGATCAGATAGTTACAACAGATGCCCTGGATATGAAGCAGGTATGCAAACATCTTGACCGTGAAGGAATAGAGTACGAGACAAAGAAGAACACTATTTACATCACGAAGGGAGTGCCTGACAGAAAGGAGTAGGCTTATGAATACTTTAATGCAAATAGTTTTATGTGGGCTGATTTATCTTTGTGGACTTACATTCGGATACATACTTGGATGCACAAGAGAAAGAAAGGACGTATGAATGAACAAGGTAATGTTCTCAAGCAATTCTGATGAGTGGGCCACACCGGATGCAGTTTTTGAAACACTTGATAAGGAATTTAACTTTACCCTGGACGCATGTGCAACACAGGAAAATCACAAGTGCGAAAAATTTTACACGAAAAAAGATGATGGCCTGAGAAAAAATTGGGGGGGTCAAAGAGTATTTTGCAACCCACCATATAGTGAAATTAGCAAGTGGGTAGAGAAGGCATACAGGGAAGCATGTCAGGATAATACATTGGTAGTGCTGCTGATACCTTCCAGAACAGACACTAAATATTTTCACGATTTTATATATCAAAGGTCAGAAATCAGATTTGTTAAAGGTCGTCTGAAATTTGGAGACAGTAAAAACAGTGCACCGTTTCCGTCAATGCTTGTGATATTCAGAGGGCCTAAAGTAAAGGAGTGTTAAATGGATAAATATATTTGTGAATGTTGTGGTGGTCACATTGATCCACACACGATGAGATGTGAGTATTGTGGGACTCAATACGAAAAACATAATGAATTTGTTTATCGTATAGAAACAGTTAATTCCCCGGTACAGACTTTTGAATCAGTTTATGAAATAGATGATGATATGTTGTCGCATTGTTCATCACAGGATATTTCGAGAATAGTAATGAACAGATTAACTGATCAGTTAGCACAAATTATTACACCTTATTGCGAATATGAAACGGAGAGAGATATCAGAAATTTTTCTCACAGAGTCAGAGCAAGAATTAAAATTGTTGAGCCAGTTAACAAAGGAATAAATGTAAAGGATTTAAGGACAATATAATGGATGCACTGAAAAAAGCAGAAAAGGAACTTGATGAAGAGTCGTCAAGAGCAATGCAACTTGGCTTCTATCGGTCAATACTCACATTAAGCAGAGTGTTCGGATGGAAGAAGCTTCGGATAGAAAGATTTCTCGATAATGCTGCAAATGTTTACACGGAATGCAGAACAGGAGATAAGTCACTTATTCAGATGTGCGACGAAGAAACAGGCATAGAGGTCCGTAACGAAGCAGACGAGAGTTATCTTGATACTCCGTATCTGTGTCAGGAGAAATGGGACAGAGAAAGAGCAAGGTACGACAAGATGCCTTACAAGATGCAGAGAGCTTATATCATCTCAGTCAGACAACACATGAAAAAGTGGATGTATGCTCAGGTAATGGCTTCTATTATCTTGGCCCTACACCGTAAGGAAGGATGGGGACATGAAAGAATAGTCAAGTTTTTATTTGCTACAGACAATTACAAGAATAATCAGAGCATAAGCGAACTGAAAGAGATGGTAGAGCAAGAGACCGGCATGAAATATGTGTGGAACGGTCAGGACTTATGCCTGGTAACAGATGACATTAAGACAATAACGGGTGTCGTTTCTGAAACGACAAGAAAAGCAATTCAAGAAAAGCTTGATAAACAAGAAAGATTTGATGAAGCATTTAAAAAATTCATGGAAGGAGATAACGAATGAAGAAATTATACAGATACGCAATACAGGCAGTAGATGACGAAGCAAGTATAGAGAAGCCTGACGATGAGGTGGTGTTTTACGATGGTGTGTTAATGATTATCTGCAAATACAGTATCGAAGAAGACTGTGAGTGCCATCAGATTATCATTGATCCACAGTATAAGCCTGAAACTGTTATGAGCCTTAAGGATATCGCAAAGAAATATCCTACAGTGTCCACAGTTATTCATGACGGGGCATTAAGTGGAGAGGTTTACAGCTACGGCAACCACAAGTACGGAGAGTGGGAGCTTGTAGGCGAAACGGTAGGATATGCGTAAAGGGGGACTCAATGACAATAGTAATTACTTTAGGCGACTTAATACTATTGATTTTTATGACAGTCGCAGCAATATATTCCATCCTGTATGCTCTCTGGCTATATGCCGGGGAG